ACTACCAGTAGCCACCTTCTTCACAACAGCTCTTACATTATCATCAGCACCCACCAATGTTTTTCCTTCCAACGCCAACAAATTTTCCTCTGTGATTTCTTGACCGGAAGTATCAGTATCAAGAATCTTCACAACATCCACACCAAAGTTTGTGGATTCTGGACATCCAGAAATCACACTACCTTCCTTGAAGATGTTGTCACCAAATCTCTTGACTTGATCCTGTAGGATGGTTTGAAGTTGTGTTAGCTCACGAGCTTGAACTGAAAACCCTGGTTTGAACAAAACCTTGTGAAAGTTCTTGTCCAAATCAAAGTCATCATAGTATGGATAGGTGTTGAGATTAAGCTTGGCCATATGTTATTAGAAGTTGATAAACAATTTGAATGTTTCTGTTTGTTCAGACTGACGCACCAATGGTGCGATGTTGTTCAGATAGATGACTTCACCTGTGCGTTGAGAAATTTCAGGCTCAACCAATGAGGTGATATTCAATCCAGATTCACCTGTTGTGATGTTTTCTAAAATTGATTCATCATTGATATTATTTATCACTGGTAGCAGATAAACAGTTGTGTTGTCCACATATGCCACGATGTATTTTCCATTACTGTCTGTGGTCACAACGTCATCAAGATTGTATTTGGTTCCATCAGGCACTGTCAGCACAAAACATGCGTTGCCTGTGTTAGCAGAAAACAATGTTTCATTATCAAATGTCTTGATGTTTTTGATGATGCCATATTGACGAAAATCATTGTTCAGGAAGAAATCTTCCTGGAAATCTTCAATGGCTGCTGTGATGCCTAGTGTTGTGGCGAACAATTCTTGTGGAATGTTGGAACCGTGACCACCTTGAGGTGAAATCACAGCACGAAGTTCAGCATCCACACCAACTCCATTGACTGTCAATTCAGCAAAAGTGTAACCTGTGCCACGATCCGTGATGGCAACTTCAGTAATTACACCACTCACCACTGTCAACTCAGCTGCAGCTCCAGTGCCGTCACCGTTGATAGACACACTGGTGGTGGCTTGAACATATCCAGAACCACCATCAACAATTTCTATGAAATCAATTTGTCCGTTGGTGGCAACAGCATATCCAGCAACATTTTGATTCACGATGTTGGGCAAGTCTGTGGTTTCAATAACCACAGAACCTGAAGCACCTGTGCCACCACCGCCAAGAATCAACACGAATGCAAAGCTGTATCCAGAACCGCCATTGGTGAGATTCAATTGTGTAACCAGACCTGTGGATACTTCAGCTGTGGCTTCAGCACCAACACCATCACCTACAATGATGACTAGTGGTGTTGTGGTGTAGCCGGATCCTTGGTCCTCTAAAATAATTTCACTGATGGTACCATTGTGGTCAAATCGTGTGGATGTACCATAGAATTTCACTGGGATGTAATCAGCATTCAGAAACTTCACACGGTCAGCAGCAGGAACTTCATACATCAACTGCCAGGTGTATCCATCAGACAATGTTTTGGGTCCCACTTCTGAGAAACTAGGTTTCACAGTGGATGGATTGCCGTTGTTGTTGTTCAGACACTTGTAGATTCTGAAGTTGTCAGCATTGAATGCATAGAAATCTGTACCAGCCAGGTTCACTGTGTCATCATATTGTGTGTACACAGTGGATGTTATCCAGTCAATTCTGTCAACCAACAATGCCACATCACTGGGATTCACCTTCTTCACACCCAAAATGTTTCGTTTGATAGCACTATCATCAGAACGTGCATCCACAGGAGTAGGTGCTGTAGGTTCTGTTGCCCATTCCAAAGGACGAGACAAGAACACGTAGAAGAAATCATGTGGGTTGGGAAAATTGGTGATGGTGAAGGTGTTGATGGTCACAGTTTGATCCAAGGGACCTGTCAACGTGGTGTCACCCAATCCAAAATCAGGAGTGATGTTGATGGCGGTGCCAGCAGTGGCATTGGCAAACGTAGTGGCCAACTTGATGGTGTCGGCTGTGACTTTGATGGTGAAATATTCAGTGCCATCTGTCAATGTTGAGATGCTGCCAGAATCTTCTGTGTATGTGACTTCTTGTCCAGTCACAAAACCATGGTCAGGTAGATAAAGTGTGTTGTCAATTTTCAGGAATGCTTGTGCACTGTTTCCTGTGCTTGTGAGATTGATGGCTGATCCCCCAGATGTCAAAGACACCTGGAAGGTGTCTGTGGTGGCTCCCACCACAAAGTATTCAGTCAGATTTACTAATCCTCCGATGGCACTGCCACCATTGGAGTAGTAACTAACTAAATCACCGTTGGAAAATCCATGGGAGGAACTGGTGATGGTTTCTGTGGTTGTGTTCACACCCGAGGTTAACACATTCACACCATGTAAATTCACAAGTTGTTCATCCACCACAACACCTTCAATGTATTCTTCCACAAGAATCAGTTGAAAGGCGGAACCTGATGCAGCGGATGCATCTAGATTGATGGCAGTAGGTGATGATGCAATGGCAAATGCTCGACTTGTTGCCAACTTGATGGTGCTGCTGTTTATCACAATGATGAAATAGGACACAGCATTTACTAGGTTGGTGATACCAGTTGTGGCACCATTTTCCAAATAAATCACCTTGTCGCCTTCATTGAATCCATGATCCGTATAGGTGATGGTGTCTGAACTGCTGTTTACTGCTGAGGCTGCAAATTCTATACCATTGATGGTCAGTGTGGTGACTTCTTCACCTGTGGGTGTCAGAAGTTCCACACTGGTTCCATCTGTGGCAATGTAATCATCAGATAGAATCTTATCACCATCCACATACACTTCAATTCTTCCTGGTGTGTAGCTCAAAGTTTTACCCTTGATGTCCTCACCTGAAAACGTGGTGTCTCCAGCAGTTGCCGAATAGGTGTACATTGTGGTGTCCAAAGTGTTCAGAGTGTTCAACTCTCCACTAGGGACATTCAATGTGTTGACAATATCTCGGTGAAAACTGCGTGCAAGTTCCGTCCGGAACCTAATCGGCAATAATGCTGGCATTAGTTTTTAATTATGAAAGTGTGACAGTCCAAGTGATGGTCATGGCGTCTGATGCACCCTTGTTCACTACTGAGAACACGGTGCGACACAACAAGGTACCTGCTGATGAAGCATTGAAGATACCTGCTTCCACAAGAGCACCTGTACCAGTACCAGCTGGGAATGTGCAAACATATTGCACAGAATCATTGGTGGTTGATGATGTGGTTTGTGTTGATGAAGTTAATGCAGTACGTGAAGATGCCACAGCTGAACCCAGAGTGGTGTTGCCAGCTGCTGCAGCTGTGTTGTCTGTACCCACTTCCATGTGTGACATCACGTTGGATGCTGTGCCAATCATGCGTGAAGTGATGTATGCCTTACCAACGCTGACCACTAGATTGTCAATGTTGCGTTCTTCTTTTACTACACCATTTTCATCATGTACCACAATCTTCACTTTACCGGTTGCTTTGATTAGTTCTTCCATTGTTTTCCTCGAGATTTTGTTAGGTTGATGTAAAACTACAATTCAATACTAGTATTTATACAAAATTTAGAAACTGTTGATGGTTCCCACGTAAGTGGACGTGGTGGTTTGTGTGTCTACATAGGATTCTGCAAAATAACTTTCCAGAACCAAGGTGCCGCCTGCGTCAGTTGTGGTGATGCTGTCGGTGACTCCCTTGGTTACATCTCTGTTGTCTGCATCATTTATTGTGATGCTGTCGGTGGGAATCACATAATCCAGATTCAACGCCACTTGTTCTCCCAGTGTCACATCTTCCTGCAGGTCACTGGATGCATCATTCTGTTGGTCGAAACTTCTGACCATGGTGTCAGACAATGTGACAGTATCCAACAATGTGAATTCCAATTCCTTCACAACCACGTCAGACGTAGAGGTGGTATCTGCTAGATTTATTGGAATCACAATCAACAAATCCACGTTGTCTGATGTTGAAACAGAATCAGTCAACACAGTGTTCACATTCAAAGACAAACTATCAGTGTTGTTTTGTGTGTCAACTAATGTGAAGTTCACATCTTTGGTCAATACATCTGCGGTGTTGATGGTGTCTGTCTTGTTTAAATTCACATCCACAACAATGGCATCAGTCTGGTTGAAACTGTCTGTGAACACATAATTGGTGTCCAATGCCAAAGTATCGGTGAAGGCCACATCATCTTGCAAATCAGATGTGGCATCATTCTGTTGGTTGAAGTTTCTGACCATGGTGTCAGACACAGTAAGGGTGTCTGAGAATGCCATTTCTGTATTGAAGGTGACAATTTCTGACGTGCCTACAGCATCAGTCTTGAATGGTTCCACAGAATTCACAGGCACATCTGAGGTCACCACATCATCAGAGAATGGCTTGGCTACTATGAATGCTGTTGCATCATTCATGGACACATCATCTTGCAAATCAGATGTGGCATCGTCCTGTTGGTTGAAATTGTAATTCAATGTGTCTGTGACACCAACGGAATCTGTTAACACAATGGCATTGCTGAATATCACATCTTCAGACACAGTGACAACATCTGTGGATGTTTTATCAACATTCTTGGTCAACACATCACCGCTGATAACTGTATCAATCTTACTGACGCTGGTGTTGAATGTCAACAATTCTGAACTGTTGAAGGTGTCTGTCAAGTCTTGTAAGAATACGATGGCAGCATTGAATGTTTCACTCAACGTCAAGGATTCAGTGAATGGCTTGCTAATATTCTTGGACACCAGTTCTGACACTGTGACAGTTTCTTCCAGTTCACGGTATGGGAGGTCTTCAATGTCCACCTGGTCAAATTCTTCTGCCACTGTGACGGTGGGTGGTGTGATATCACCTGTGAGCAGCAAGTTGGCAAACATCTTGAACCCTGCAGGATGGGTGCTCTTCAGATAGGTGTCTTTCCAGTTGGACAACTGTTCTGTGGTTTCAATAACGTAGGAATAAGGTTGATAGTAGTCATTGTCCTGTAGTTTGATGATGTCAGACAAGAAGCCTGCATTGTCCACATACTCACCTGGTGCATGATAGATGTGACCAGTAGAGAAGGTGATGATGGCGGCGGATGAACCGGAACGACCATTGTTGAAGTCCACGGTGAAGGTTTCCACAGGTGTGAAGTCTGTGGAGATGTTCAGTTCCAACACAGCACCTACACCTGAGCCTGAAGCTGTCAAACTGGTGAGTGGAAGACCTGTGGTGGGATTGACTTCATTACTGTAGTTGGCACCACCATTCACCACGGTGACTTGTGTGATTTTTCCATCAGACACCAGCACACGGAATTCTGCGCCAGTACCGTCACCCACTAGATTCACAGCTGTGGCGCCCACAGCATATCCAGAACCACCATCCAAAATGGTGACAGATTCAATCACACCTGTCTTGCGAACCAGGAACTTCTCACCGCTATCCACGATGGACAACAACTTGATTTTACCACGGGTGGGTGCAGAAGCATAATCACCAAACAGTGTGTAATCTTCCAGGAAGTATTGTTCTGCAAATGTGTTTTCAGTTTTCACCACACGAACAATGGCGTTGTTTTGCAAAGATTCAAAGGCATAGGCAGCAGAACCTGTGGTGACTGCTGTGTAGTCACCAGCAAAATACAACCCTTCAATACCTGTTTCTGAGATGAAGAAGGTGTCATCTCGACGGAATCTGCTACCTGCCTCATCAACGTTTACTACACGGGTCAACTGTTTGGAAATGGTGCCATAGGTAGTGGTGGTGGCACCAATAACAGATTGCACGTACACGTGCGTATCATAGTTACCCAGACTTGCTGCCAAAGAGGTGTCGGCAGAAATATCATCCGGAAACGTAAAATTAGGATTGATGTCTACTTGCAACTGATAGATGTTGGGACGAGAGGTTTCATACACATCCAAACAGCGTGTTGTGGTGGTTCTGAGAAAATTACCTGCACCTGGAATGAATTCCAGATAACGCAAGGTTACAGTTTTTTCTTTCAGCTCAAAGATGTTTTCATCTGGAAATCTGGTGGTTTCCACTTTGATGAAACGTTTTCTGCTCCATCGACCATCTGAGGCACGAAGAAGAAAATCACCTGGATATTTTACTTCAGCTGTGTCATTGAACATGAAACGGAAAAACATTTCCGTGGCTGTTTCTGACCCCTTGGCTTCATAGTACTGATTGATGTACTTGATTAATTTTCTGTTGGAAAGGACAGTGTTACTGGGAAAATCATAGCTGAATTGAGCTCTGAAATATGGAACAAAGGCATCCAGGGTGATGTCAATATCTGTCCAATCAGAATTGCTTAACAGAACATCATGAGCTTCACCCTGTTGTTCCAGAAATCTATAATAGTGTTCCAGAAATGTTACAAACTGCGGGTGTTCTGCCCGCACAAATTCCGGGATTTGCCCGGAAATCAGATGATGTAACTTTCTCTTGATAGACATTATTGTTGTGTGAATGGACGACAGCTAATAATCAAGCCTGCTGAAATATTAGCATCTGAATTGCTTTCACTATCATCTAATGTTAGAATGTTATTTCTGGAAGGAACTGCTGCTACTGAACTTGTGGCTGTATCGGATGTACGAATAATACTACTAGAAATGTTCTGATATAGTGGTTGGGGTTGTACATTTACATACACCTCATCTACATTACCCACGTATTCTGAAACAATAACATTTCGCAGTGTTACAATTCCTTGATTGTAATTGATAGTACCCACATCTACAATAGGTAAACGTGTATCTTGGTCCACAAATTTTATAGTTCCTTCTCCATCCATATTCGCAACAGCATCATTAGCAAAATCTTGTAGATGTCCAAAATATGATAGGCCATTTACTGTAGTAATGAAGTTACTGCTTCTGAAGGTCTCTGGATCAATAGCAGTTAGAAAATTCAATGTTTCAGAATATCCAGATGTGTCACTAGTTCCAATAGCAATGCGTTTTTGTAGTCGAAGTTGAAACACAGAACCTACAATGGAAGTGCTCAGTTGTTTCACTGTTTCTGAAAGTTTAGACAAAAAGAATGTTCTGTCCAAAGTACCTAATTCATTGTCAAAATAATCTTGAATACCTGCAATCACCAATGAACTCAATTCTGAAGCTTTCAATGAGGTCAATTTAGGATTGTAATTCACAACACCTTGCAAACCAAGATAAACATATTCTGGATCCACAAACTCATGTTTGATGCTCATCACACTTCGTGGACGAAGAATGGTTTCTTTGATGAAGTCTTTATCCGCATTAGTTATGACTGCATTTGTGATGGGATCAACAGAAATGAACACAGAACCGTAAACTGGAGGATCATTTTCTTCTCCACCCCAAACAGTGACTTCTCTGGCTTTAGAAAAATTTTGTTTGATTAATGTTCGATAATCTTCTGCTGTAACAGCTCTGTTTCTGTTGGCATTGAACTTGGGTGCATTGAAACGAATGCTATCAACTGATTCTCTGAAAGAACCACCTGTTGCGGGTGAGTCCACAGTTATAGCAACCTCAGTTTCTCCATCAATGTCACCAATAAGAGAAAAATCTCTGGCGCCATTTGGTGTAGAACCTTCAGACACAAGGTAGGTCACAGTCACAATGTTTCCAGGTATAAGTGCTGCACCAACATTGTCATCACCAAACACAAGTTGATATTGACCTGAATTGTTTTCTTCCACGAAGAACACTTTGCTGGTGCTGGTCACATCTACTATGGATGATGTTTTGGACCAATCTGTTGATGTTAGATTGGATGAGGAAGTTTGAACAGCAACTTGTATTGTCGTGGTGTCTACGTTTCCATTAGGAATAATCAAAGGTCCAGATGTGTTGTCTGAACCAATCAAAAATGTGTTGGAAAGGTAGATGCCTTCAATGAGTTCCACATCTTCAAACACAAACACATCACCTTGACTTAATGTGGCTGTTTGAGATTCATTCACATTAAAAGTGTAGGTTTCTCCATTTATAGTTGCATTAAACTTGGTGCTGGAAGTAATACTTAATGTGTTACCTGGTGTAACATCTTTTGTGACTATCAAATCCACAATGGCTTTTGCTGATGTTGTGGAACGTGGACTGTATCCCAACATCTTGGCTAATGACACTACGGATGTTCTTTTGATAGCGGTATCAATGAACATCTCGTTGGCTTGAAGATTTGCCAACACAGCATTGTAATGGGTGTTGTATGCCAACACATCCAGCAATAAACTCAAAGCAGAACCAGTGAAATCATAATCTGTGAATTCAGGTTGTGCAGCCAGATAGGTTCGTAAATTGTTTTTAATGGTATCAAAATCTAGTTCTGTGACATTAAGTTCTGCCATTATCGTAATCTCTCTAAAGTGACTGTAAGGGAAGTTGGTTGATTGATACCTATGACAGTGAAATACAGAGAAATCTCATAAGCATTGTCATCTTCAAAAGGAACCACATCCACTAGTTCCAGAATAATACGAGGCTCGTACCTACTGATGGTGTTTTCAATGCTACGTTTTATAGCCATGGTTGTGATAGCATCCACAGGTTCAAACAACAAATTACGTAAAGGTGACCCAAGAGTAGGTTCAAACAATCTTTCTCCCAAGTTGGTGTTCAACAATGTTTTCAAAGATTGTTTCACAGCATTGGAGTCTACTTTTTTCAACACATCCTGAGTTTGTGGATGTGCTGCAAAAGACAAGTCCAAATCTTTGTACAGTTTGTTGGGAGAAAGAATAGGCATTTTATTGAATATTTATATGGTTATGCGAGGGCTATAAACTTGTTGAATTCCTTCTGACGGTCTGCCAATCCATTGAAACCACCGTTCACAACTCTAGTTACAGGAGCGACAGCTTCCGCGCCTCCATCTGCCTTGGAGTTAAGATTTCTGGTGCTCCAGAACCAGGCAGCTGACAACAAAGGATACTTGGTGGCAACTAAA